CCCACAGTGTTGAGGTATTCCCGGTCTTCACGGAACGTATCGGGAAGCAGGATTCCGCCCGCAGACTTGCGCCGAATGGGCACCGGTCGGACAAGAATCCCTACGCCAGGAATCCTAGGCAGCGGGGTCGGGTCAGGAATTTCGTCCTGGGACACCCACTGGTCGTTGGTAAGCGCCCCATCAAGAGGCGTGCGCGCGGTAATCATTAGTCCCTTTCTTCCATTGGGGTTTTCTCGAACAGCGACTTCAACAGTTCAATGGCTGTGTTGAGGCCGTGAATGGTGCCGCAAGCCCTCGCATAGTCGTCGTAGGACTTGGCGGCACCCCTAGACAGAGAGTCCTTCTCCCTGTCTATTCTCTTCTGTACTTCTGCTACGTATTCGGATAGTAGTCTCATTGACCTGCGAGGTTAGCCCTCTCTGCCAGTTTCGTAGCTTGAAGATCGGCTAGTTTGGCAGAACTATCAAGTATTTTTCCAGATGCCGCAATCTGGTTCTTCTTGTTCTTGTCCTCGGCATCCAGCAACATGCCAGCTTCCTTCAGGTCCAGTTCGCGATTCTTGAGGGCGATCTTGGCAGCCTCGCGAACATCCTGCGACTGGATACGGGCCGCCGAAAGCTGAAGCTCCTGTGCATTCAGTTGGATCATCTGCTGCTCGGCGCTCGGACCCTGCTCACCGCCCATGCCCGACTGTGCCGAGATCATCAGCAGTTGGGTGGCGATCTGCGCCTGGACGTTCTCGTCTTGGATGGGCATGCCCATCTGCTGGGCGAGAAGGGCCGCTTGTGCCACGAACATAAGAACCTTATGCTCCGAGATATTCGACGTCAGCAACTGCATGCCAACGGCGACAGTCGGATCATTGGTGCCCTGCATCTGCGGCGACTTGAGGAAGGCTTCCTTGACTGCGATGTGCGCCATGTGGTTCTGGCCAAGTTGGGCCTTGATTGGCTTCCCGCCCATAGCCACTTGGATTTCGGTCAGCGGGTCGGCACTGACAGCATTGGCCATCGGATCGACCAGCAGCTTGTCAATGTTCTCGGTGCCCATCGCATAGTAGAAGCGGCGCAGCGCCTCCTTCATGTCGTGGAGTTGAGGGAAGCGGGCCGCCATTTCCAGTTCGACCTGGGCACGGGCGACACGTTGCGACTCCGTCATAGCATTGGGGTCGGAGGCCGGAAGTACGTCCACGACAGCGGGGTCGAAGTCCGTGCGCTGAACGAACTGGTTCTCCGAGTTGACGACGTAGTTGACAACGTCGGGCAGGTTCTCGAAGTTCAGTTCGCCCAGCAGCTTGAGGAACTCGCCCTGCGACTGGTGCAGGCGCTTGTGGATAGACGAGTAGAAACGTTGCGAGGTTTCGAGGAGGGCCAGCGTGGTGGCGACCGGGCCGTAGTTGGAGGCACCGGCCACGACTTCATCGGCAGCGTCAGCGAACTTCTGGCCGCTGTCCACCATGAACTTCAGCAGGGTGAAGAGGGTCTGCGACGGTTCCTTGGCAGGCAGCGGGAAGAACGCACTCTTCAGTTCCTCGGGCGCCAAGTTGACGTCGCGCCACTCACCAAAGCCGAGAGGGGTATCGCTGTCGGAGAACTTGGCATCTTGGGACTTGAAGCCCGCCTGCCAGTTGGCGTACTGACCGGAATCCACCAGCGCACGAAGCGCCACCGTCGAAGCCGCCGCAAGGTCGCCAATCAGGTGAACGTAGCCAAGGGAGTAGAAGCCGAAGGCAGGGATGCAGTGATCGACCGTGTACCACAGGCGCTTCTGCATGGCTTCGTCGGCTTCACGCCAGTTGCGCTTGATCGAGTAGACCTTGCCCGTCTTGACGTTGAAGTGGACGATGTAGGGCGCCATGCCGCCGTCGGGCAGCAGGGGATCGACGCCTTCGAGGTCGAGGTAGCAGTGGGCTTCACCGACCATATAGCCCTTGCGTTCGAGCGACAGGTCGAAGCCTTGGGCGCGGGCAATGGCCTCGGTGATTTCGTTGGTGTCGAGGGTTTCTTCGGAGTCGTTCTCGTCGGGCTTGAGGAAGGTGCCGCTGTCTACGAGGTTCCGCATCTTGCGCGGCGACAGTTCCATGACCTCGATGTACTCGTCGGCATCCTTGAGATGGGTAGCCGCCGGGTCGATGTAGAAGTTTTCGGCGTAGACGACGGTCGGGTCAGGCGTGCTGGTCTGCGTGTTCCAACCGGCCTTGCGGATGCCGACGCCCATGAAGCCGACGCGGAACAGGTTGCGTTCGAGGTCCGAATAGAAGCCTGCGATCTGATCGACAAGCTGGTGGTTCATGTAGGACTTGACGCGGGCGGCAGCCTGTTCGCGGGCCGGGTCGGTATAGCCAAGGATGCGGGTACGGACGGGGCCGCGCGCAGGCCACAACTCTTGGATGGCCTTGGCTTGGAACTTGACCACGTTCTCGATGAGGAGCGGGTGAACGGCGGTGCAGGCCCCGTCGACTTCGGTGTTGCCCTCGCCTTCCGTGTTGAGGCCAAGCCACTGGATGCCCTTCTTGATCTTCTCTTCCCACTGCTGGCGGGAGTTCTTGAAGGACGTAAGTACGTCTTGACGGTCGGAGCCAATGTCGTCTACGACGGCGCTGTCTAGGAAGGGGACGAGGTTGGCATCGAATGACATATCGACCTCGATGACTTCGGCGTCTGGAATGAGCAGGAGGGATTCCTCCGAGAACTCGAACTCGATCTCGGGCGCTTCGTTGTCGTCGGACGGGAGGATCGGATTATCGGACATGGCTCACTTGGCTCCAATAGCTACGGAATGGGCGCCGCTTAGAAGGTCCTTCGGGGCGGCTGACAGTTTCTTGTGTCAGTTCATAGCGGCGACGCAAGTAAAGAAGGGCCATGACCATTGCGTCGACCGAGTCGTCATGGGCGCCCTTCGGGAACTCCAATGCCTCTTGCAGCAGTTCGGCGGCGTACTTCTTCTTGAGAGGTATCCACACGCGCTGCCGCTCGATAATGCCAGTTACAGCATGAGCGCGGGCTAGCTTATCACGGTCAGGCTGGAAAGGCAATACCGGCAGCTTGTTAAGCTTGAGGTCCTGAATTAGGGATTGGCCGGAAGCCTTGTTTTCGATTACCATTTTGTCTGGCCGGAACGCCTCATATTGCTCTTTGGCAATGTTACGAAGCTGGGGGAATGTCCACCGGCCCCTCACCTGGTTCAGGAGGATGGCATTGGGCTCTTGATATTCGAAGCCCTTGTCGTCCGTGTAGGTGAGGTGGAAGATGCCCCAAGTCTGGATGACGGAGTAGTCGGCGGTGGCCTTGGTGGAGAAGGCAGTGTCGAGGGTCTGGATGATCTCGTCGCACTCGGGCGGGTCTTCTTCGTCCCAGTCTTGGAAGTCGTCCTTTGTGAAGACGTTGCCATCGTCACCGACCGGAGTCTGCATGTAGAGGGCGCCCCAGTCGGAGCGGGCCAGACTCTCACGGGTCGTGGTCAGATCGTCCATCGTAATGTATTCGGGCCAGTAGGACGCGCCCTCTTCAAGCATAAGGTAGTCGGCAGCGGGCTTGTCGAGAATGGCCGGAATGGAGATGACTTCCCACTGGTCGACCTTGCCGTTGCGGGCGGCCTTGTCGAGGAGGAAGCCGGAAAGGTCGCGGACATGCCACCGGGTGTTGACGAGGATGATGCGGGAGTCGGGCAGCTTACGGGAGCGAAAGCCGGGGCCGTACCAGTTATTGACGCGGTCACGCTCGGTGTCGGACTTGGCGGTCTGTTCCGAGAGGGGGTCATCGAGGATGCCCAAGTTGAAGCGGTAACCGGCGATGGACTTGCCCGCGCCTGCGGGGAGGAAGGAACCGCCAGCCGTTAGCTTCCAGCCAGTGACGCCCGACATGTCGTCGCGGATCTGGACGCCCGGAAAGATTTCGAGGTATTCAGTGGAACGGACTAGGTCGCGGATACGGCCCGAACATTCAACCGCTTTGTCCGTGGTATGTGAGATCCACATGACACGCCAAGTCGGGTTGCGCCCGAAAGACCACGCGGCGAACAGCATGAGGAGGACGGACTTCATGGAGCCCGGCGGCAACGCCAGCATGAGGCGAGGGATGGAACCTTCCTCTACGTCGGCCAGAGTGGCGGCGATGGCTTGGATGTGCCGCCCGTTGCGAAAATCATTCCCATCTAGCATCAAATGTGCAAGCAGCTTTACGAAGACATAAAAGTCGTCGCGTGCTTCAAGTACGGCTTTTTGGTGGAGGACTTCTACAAGCTCTGCTTTAGCCTGTAGAAGCTTATCCTCTTTAGTATCCATCAGTTAATCCGGATTCGGTCCTCAATTTCGGCGTCAGCTTCCTGAAGAACCGACGTAAGCTCCTTGATACGGGTGTCCAACTCTTCCCGCGAGTGGACTGTTCGATGAGTAATTTCCTTGCGTTCTACAAACATCTGAAGATATTTAGCAAGGTTTTCCATGGCACGATTCGCATTTGCGTAGTCGCCGGTTTCCATGGCGGCAGCAGCGATACGCTGGAACCACTCGACTACTTCTTGGACGGAAATTTTCATGCGGGCCTTCTCCTCAATTTCGAACGCAGTTACTAGGTCGTGGAAGTGTGGAATGGCTAGGTTTCGGTTGGCGATACGAAGCAGGATATTGTAGTTGCCGCTGTCGTAGCCGGCGAGCCGGGCCGCACCGCACTTGTTGGTCCGACCGTTAATGGCGTACTGACGGGCGAACTCAACCTGCTTGGGGGTCAGGTTCTTGAAGCGTTCCACCTTGTCCCAATGCGCGTGCCACGTCTCGCGGAGTTGGTCCTTGATGGAACGGATCGCCTCCACATGCTGCTTAGTGACGACGCGCTTGGGCTGGTGGATGTTGAGTTCCCGCAGTTCTCGGCGGTACTTGCGCTGACGCATGCCCTGAGAGGGGCGGTTGGGTTTGCGCTCCCGATCCGCCTTCTCCTTCCGCTTCAAGTGGTCAGGCTTAGGCTTGGTCGATACTTTGGGAACGTAGGGCTCATCTTCGCTCATGCGGCTGCCGTATCCTCTTCGTCAACACGGACAATGGAAATGCGAGAGCGGCCCTTTTGCGAGTTGCTGCCCGAACGCCCCGCGCTGTAGAAGCGGAGACCGTGCCGTTCAAGGGCGGGCCGGATGCGGCGCAGTTCGGCGGCAAAGCTATGGGAGGTCTGCGGCAGCTTCTCGCGGGGACCGATGTTCATTTCCAGTTGACCGATAAGATCCGAGTAGGTTCCGGAGAACTCCTTTTGCTTTTCCATCATACGCAACATAGCAGAGGCCATGCCATGAAATTCGAGCATGTGGCTCTCGGCGGCAGACCGGTTCCGCTTGTAGACTTCCATGAGGCGACCTTCCGGCCACCCAAAAGACTTCTCAGCAGCAACGGCCCACACAGCGAAGGCAGACATGCGCGGCTTTTCAGCAAGCACTACATTACCATAGTTCTGCGTAGCAATCAACGCGGCATTCATAAGGGAACCCAGCAGCTTGGCGTGGTTGGCGTGGAAGGCATCCCAGAACTCGCTGTCGTCCCGGCGGAACTTAGGGTCGATGCGGGGCAAGTGAACATGGATGGAGCGGTCAACAAGGTCGCCACGCTCGACGACGTCCGGGATACCGTTCATGGCCACTGGGCGGCACACGCGGACTGCGGACTCCTCGGCGTTGGTGTAGAGGGCACGACCGCCTTGCGCTCCGGTGCCAGTGCTGATGACGCAGAGGGCGTCCGACATCTTGTTGGTGATGTGTGAGACGTTGTCGTAGGCGAGGACGAAGGAGTTGCGAACCATAGCTTGCAGGTCACGCTGGTCCTCGGGCGGGGTACGCATGTCAAGGGCGTGTGGGTCAATGATGCGGCGCATCAGGCGCAGGATGGTGGACTTACCGGAGCCCTGCTCGCCTGAAATGGTGAGGACCGGATAGGGACCCTCGGGGCGCAGGCAGCCGAGAAGCCAGGCCACTAGTAGCATGAGGGTGTCGTCGTCGGCAGCCACGAACTGCTTGAGGAGGGTCGGGAACTCAGAGGCCGGAACCGAAAGGTCGGGTTCGACGAGAGGCAGCATGCCAGCGCCGCGAAGCATACGGATGTGGGTCGGGCCGCCCGGTACACGGGTTATGCCGTTGGCGCTGATGTGCCACGCGTCGTTGGCGTCGTTGCCAATGTCCAAGTAAAGGTCGCCCAGCTTGCCGCCGACGCGGATGTAGTCCTTGACCTTCTGGCCCTTGGAGCGTACCCAATGCGAGAAGTAGGTCTGGGCCGCAGCGAACAGGTCGCCGTTGGGCAGGTGGCCAGCGGTGTCCACACAGAAGGCGGAGAACCAACCACGGAAGTCGCAGTGACCGGCGGGTGTGACGGACAGGGTGCGGCGGATGCCTGCCTCAGTGTAGTCGAGGAACAGGCGGCCATCTTCGGTGGTCCACGGAGTGAGGTGCAGCTTCGCGTCGTTGAGAAGTTGGACGCGGTTGATCTTGTCGGACATGGTCGCTCCTTAGCTAGGAGCCCATCCTATGCGAGGTGAGGAAGGAGTGCAAGTAGATTCTCACCTTCCTCACCAGCTACTCGGTGACGCGGAAATTGGTGTTGGTCAGGATAGCGAGGATTGACACCAGCACCGCATTGATAGAAGTGATGGCTGCTGAATTGGTGGCGCCCGTAGCGGATGCGGCGCTTACCCGGATTTCTAGGGCCGACACCACATTGTTAGTGGAGGTAATAGCGGCAGAGTTTGTGGCACCAGTTGCGGAAGCGGCACTGACCCTGATTTCGAGAGCAGAGACTACGTTGTTGATAGAAGTGATAGCGGCGACATTGGTAACACCGGTAGCAGAAGCGGCGCTGACGCGAATCTCAAGGGCAGAGACGACGTTGTTGATCGAGGTAATGGCTGCTGCATTGACGGAAGTGATGGCCGAGACGGCAGCAAGCTGGATGTTAAGAGCAGAGATGGAGGCTTGCGCGACCGTGAGAGCGGGGGAGTTGGTCCACGCGCTAAGGGAGGTACTGTAGACGATGATGTCGTTGTTGGAGACGGAGACAAGATCGACGTCGTGGAGTTGACGCAGGTACTCGCCAGTCTTCATGCGAACGAAGATGGAACCCGAGCCGCCTGTTGCAGCATTGATGACAATGGCAATCGGAGTGGAGAAGCCGGGGAAGGCGGGAGCGGAGTTGGTTAGGCCGCCCGTAACGGAAGCGTTGGCAAAAAGAATCTGACCATCAACCCACGTTTCGCCGTAAGGCGCGCCACTGGAATTGAAGCCGCGCACAAGGCCGAAGTCAGCAACATAACCGAAATCGTTGGGGGCAATGGTCTGGGCCGCCACGCCAAGGAAATATTCGGGCGAGACAGTACCGTTGGCAATGGCGGGCGCACCGATAATCTTGCCGGAGGCGCCGAGAGCGCTGGTAGCCATGACAAGCTGGCCAGTGGCAATAGAGACGGCGGCGCCGTTCTTGATATAAAAGAGGGTTTCCTGCCCGACTTGCAGAGTCACGCCGTTATACAGACCGACGTCGAGGGTACCGTCGTCGACGTTCCACACAAGCTCGCCGGCCGTGGTCGGGGCCACGCTTGCGCTGGTGTTGAAGTCGATGTACTGGACGTTGGTAAGGAAGTCGCCGTTGCGGAAGGCTTTGGTCGAGACGACTGTGTTGACAGAAGTGATGGCGGCAGCATTGATAGAAGTGAGAACGGATACCGCGTTGACTTGGACTTGAAGCGCCGAGACAGAGGCCGACACAGCCGCCACGCGAATGTCAAGGACTGAGACTACGTTATTGACAGAGGTGATTGCTGCGGCATTGACAACGGCTGCGGCCGAGACTGCGCTGACGCGGACTTCGAGAGCCGAAACGACGTTGTTGGTAGAGGTAAGAGCAGAACCCAGTGAGACAGCCGCAGCGGAAACCGCACTGACCCGGATTTCTAGGGCGGAAACGACGTTGTTGACGGAAGTGATTGCGGCAGCGTTGACGGAGGTGGCCGCCGAGACAGCGTTGAGTTGGACTTGCAGGGCGCTGACAGAGGCCGAGACGTTGGCTACGCGGATTTCAAGAGTCGAGACGCGAGACTCAAGAGCGACTAGGGCGGAGACGTCGATGGCTGCAAGCGCGGAGTTGATGGCGGAGATGGAGGCTTGGACCTGCACCACCGTAGAAGAAAGCGCCGAGACGACGGCATTGGTGCTAACGACGGCAGCAGAGACGGCAGCGATCTGAGCCGCATTGGCAGAGACCGCCGCCGAAACCGTGTCTAGGCGCGACGAGACCGCAGCAAGATCATTGCTAACGGCACTGGTTGCGAAGAT